GTTTTCGATGACCCGCCGGGTTTGGGCCAAGAGGGACCCGTTAATGGGGTAGGGGCATGGGAAGCTGCTCGGTCATCGGCATTGATTTGGCCAAAATGGCCTGAATCTTTTCCCATTTGGCATCAGAGAAGAAAGGCTGAGCCTTGTACCACCCTTCAACCGGCGCGATGCTCTTGCTGTAGTTGCAACGCTGGCAAGCAGGAACGATATTGCCAAGGTGGTGCTCGCCGCCTTTGCTGATCGGGATGACGTGCTCTATGTGCATGTCTCCATCAGTTCCGCAATAGGCACAGCAATGATCAAACTCAACCCACCTGCGCCATAGCTGATCAGCGGTCAGCATCAACGCCGTGCTGCCACGTTGCTTAGCTTTGCGGTGTTTGGACTTACCGCGGTGATACAGCCTAAAGCCTTGGTCGACCATATAACGCCAGTGATGCCGACGCCTTGCTTCTTCTTGTTTATGTTGTCGATACTCATCGGGATGATCGCGCCATCGTGATTGCTGTTCTCGATAGATCAAGCGCACAACACATGGCAGCCGTCCTGCACGCTTTATCGCAGCGTTTAGCATTCGAGCCTCGTGCCATTCAGAGGTGTGTTTGGCGCGTGATGGCCTACCTACCTTGGCGCGTCTTTCGCGCATATATGCGGCAACTCTTGCCTTATGACCTTCAGGGTCGGCCTCTCGTTTTTTGCGCTGCCTTTCAAGCGCATCAATGCGATCGCACAAAATACATCTTCTACCCTTGACGGTTCGCAGCGTTACACCTTCATCCCAAAGGTGATTGCGCTTGCAAGGTGACCCGAGCCTAAAAATCGCCGGGTCGAACGGCTGCCCAGGCTGAGGGATCTCGTAACGTTGTCTCATCGGTCTGCGGAATCAGATCGGTCACGGCTTGGGCAGCGTCAACTGCGCCAGGCCACCACATTAACGCGCCGACGCCAGCGCCCTTTCCAGGCTGCTGCGGAGATAGCCGCCGAAACGCCGCTCGGCAACCTTGGTACCGATCTGCTGCACAGGAAAGATCGGCCGATATTTCGCAGATGGCAAGCTGACGAACAATGGCCTGAGCTTCTGACCAACGCGCTGATAGACGCCTGGTGGCCTGTTGCCACCTTTTGGCGTGCCGATGAAAACCGAGTTGCGGCCTGTTGGTCCGATCTGCCCTGTAAGGCGCTTCAAGGCCGCCAGAGACACGTTGCCTTGGGCATTGCGCTTGATGCCAACGGGAACCAGTTTGGAGCCGCTCTGGATAGCCCCAGAGGATGCGGCAATGAGCTTCGCCTCAAATGGCTTCGTGCCGCGTCGACCGCCAGTGATGTTGCGCAGCAGGTATGGCTGCCGCTTTGCCTCAGGAAAGACGATCGCGGTCAAGGTGCGCTTGGTGCTCTTCTCGACCCTGTAAGCGTTTTGGATGAACCTCGTAGGACTGTTGAAGTATTGCCTCGTCGAAGCATTAATCGACGTGCGAGCATCAAAGGCTGTGGAGTTAAGGGCCTGAGAGATGGCAAACGGCAACTGCTTGGTCATCTGGTCAGTCCACCGGATGGCCTTGGGTAGCTCTGAGCGGATGTCGAGGGAGATGGATGCCATGCCCCAAGGGTAAGGCGGAGCCCCTCAAAAGGAGGAGATCGGCACCTGTCAACCTGCCAACCAGGGCTACCTTGCCCCTATAGGCTCTTTTTCCCTGCGGCCCTCTCCCTCTCTTTATAAATAAATAAAAGGTTAGAAGGTTAGTAAGGATAGAAGAACCCTTGCAGTCCAGTGGATTTGCTTCTGCCTACCTCACCTAGGAGGTAGGACAAACACCCATTTGCTCCTACCTTCCAACCATGCGCGCTTCTTTTCGTAGCCCAAGTCCCGAAGAATCGAGGCCACCTGCATCTGGTCCGCACGCCCCTGGCGCTCGACCGGCTTGCTGATCGCCTCGGTGAGAAGCAGCTCGCTGGTGATGGGTCGGCCAGCATTTCGGGGGGCATTGACCCATTCCTGAATGGCTGACTTCCAGGGGCTATCCACGAGATAGGACTCATTCTCGGCGTCCACCTGTTCGGCATGGTTGCGGGTGAGATGGTTAGGTTCACCAGCACGGTATGCGGCAACCGCTGCGGACCAGATGGCATCCCGCTCGAGCAATAACCCATCGACTGGGATGTGCGGGGCAGCAGTCACGGGGATGACCCAGAACCGACGGTTGCCGGTGTCATCGACCAGGAAGCCCGTGTCGCGGTTAGTGCTGCCGACGATGATGGATCGCCTTGGGTAGGACTCAGTGGTCCGCTGATAAGGGGCACGGAACAGGTCGGTCTGCTGAGTGAGGAATGCCTTCACCTGACCGGCGTGCTTGCGGCCTGTGATGTGATCGAGTTCTGCCCACTCCATCAGCCATGAGCGGTGGAGCACCATGAGGTCGTCTTTGCTACCGATGTCGCGCAGGGCATCGCTGAACCACAGGCCGCCCAGGTTGCGCCAAAAGGTGGACTTACCGCAGCCTTGTGGCCCCATGAGGACACAGGCCGAATCATGTTTACAGCCCGGCTCGAAGATGCGGCGGACTGCTGCGATGAGTGTTGCCTTAAGCATGGCGTCGTAGAGACTGCCGGGCTTATCGGTGGGCCGCAGGTATGCGGTGGCCAGGGTGTCGATAGGCACGGGTGGCACGTTGTCTGCTACGTGCTCGAGGTATTCCCGCACTGGGTCATGCGGATTCTCTAATGCGACGACGTGTACGGCATCAGCTGCAAGATCTTTGGTGACCTTGACGCCCTGCTGGGCAAGCTGCAGGTAAAAGTGCTGGATGTGCTCAATGGGTTTCTGGTCTAGCTCAATCGTCTGAGTGAAGATGTTCCAGCGAAGGCGATCGGCAAGCTGTTGCCTGAGAAGGGTGAGAAGCTCGTCTGGTTCAAGCTTTAGAAGCTTTTCGGAGCGGGGTGCAAGGTTCTCCTGTCCCTGTGCATGGGCAGAAAGCTGTCGCCGCTCGGATGTGATGACCGGGCGGCTTTTCTCATGACCGGCCAGGTGAGCGAGGGTGCCAAGGCTGACGCCACCAGATGAAGCGTTGAAGGTCTTCCATTTGGCTTCGCAGATGCCTGCCTCGAACTTGCCTGAAATGGCCGACCATCGAATCCAGTCTTGGAGAAGGGAGTCATCACCAGCGCTGTGTAGCGCCATGCCGACTTTGACCCAGGTGTCATAGTCATCGGCATCTGCTGCAGGGATGCGATCGAGAAAATCACGCGCGCGGCTGCTGTCGGTTTCAGGTAGGCGAATCAATGGGGCCGGGTCGGGTTGCTTGCGCTGCATCTGCTGGAGCAGCGTCGAGGGTGCATCAGCTGCTGGCAACTCGGCAGGTGAGCGGCCCTTTAACCAACGGTAGGCGCCAGTGATCGGGTGGGCGCCTGCAACCACGGATTGACAGCCGGACCAACGCAGCTCAAGCTGCTCGCCCTTGGTTGAACTGCGTAGCTTGGTGGTCTTGATCGTGGGCCAGAACGGCTCGGGCACCTGATAAATGATCTGTAGTCGGGCATCACGGCCGGAGGTGACTGCCCAGGACTTTGGAAGCTCGCGAAGTGGTGCGCCTATTTGCTCGAGTACTTCGGAGGCGCCGAGGCCATCGTGGTCAACGAACAGAAGGCCGCCGGATTGTGGGCCAGCAATAACGCCAATGGCTACGGCACGACCGGCGAGAATCTCGACCTTGAGCTGATCTTTGTTGAGGGGATTCTTCTGCCATTCGGGTTGATATGGGCGCTTGTCATTACCGACTGCAACGAGCGCCCATGTATCAGGAAGGCTCTGGAGTTCTGCGATCAGTGGGTGGGTGGTCATCCATAGGACCTAGTGGGCTGTCAGAGTTTACGGGATAGGTTGACAGGTTGGAGAGCAGTTGCTGCGCATCTGTAACAGATCGCGCGATGCCAGCGATGCCACCTGCGCCTTGGACCGTTGCAAGCCATGCCTGCTGCTCTGGCCTGATGCGGCCTGTGGGTGTCTTGACCTCAATGGACGTGAACACGGCCAGCCTGGTGCCGACCATGGCCGGGGTGACCGTGATGGTGCGCCATCCGATCAGGTCTGCACTGCCGCGCGCAAGTCCGAAGGTGACGAGCCGGCCGCTGCGTGGATCGGGCAGGCTGCCGACTTGATTGCGGAAGATGCGGGCCTCAGGATGCGTGCCGAGCGCTAGACGGATCTGCTGTTGGAGGGTGGTCTCGGCGTTCATGCCCCGCGGGCAAAGTCACCATGCAATTCTGCTGCGGCCTTGCAGTAGGCCATGTGGGCTAGTTCGGGGGTCAAGAAGTAACCAAGATGAATATTTTTGTAGTTTATCGTAATCGATGAAAACCATTTTTGCTCTCTTTCCTTCCAATGAGCGCCCTTGAGTCCAGATTTACTTTTTTTACTTGGAGCCTTGTTCCTAGCGTTTTGCATTTGTGTCGCCAGCCGTAAGTTTGAAAACTTATTGTTCAATCTATTGCCGTCAATATGATCAATTTGCAAATCACATGGATCCTTGCGAGTCATAATATACCAGATTAACCTGTGCGCCTTAAAAACATAAAACTTTTTATCTATTGTTGTTGCGATTGCCAAATAACCGTTTTGCGTTATCGTCCCAGCCCTTTGTCCTGCTTTTATTTTTCTACCAACTGAAACTTTATAAGTTATTACACCTAAATCTGGTTGATAATCAAAAAGTTTGTCTAGAAGCTCTAAGGGGGGCAGTGGCTTAGCTTTGGTCATCACTCGGTTGTGCGGGTGGTCATGCCTCTGGCGTTGACGCGCGCAGGGGCGCCTCATTGTATAGCTCCTTATCGCTGCTGCCTTGCATTGTGGACCCGGTGAGCCCAACCCGGGGAGTAGCCGCGCTCTTTGGCTACAGCAAGCAGATCGGCGAGAGTGCGGGCTTTCTTCCGCTCCTTGACTCGCTGTCGAATGCCCTCGCGTTTGAGTTCTTGCAACTCACCGGCCACCTGCTTCAGTTCCCGCGGTGATGCTGTGCATTGAGCCCCACAGCATGGGCAAATCGGTGCGGGCTTGAACGCTGCGAAGCATTCGGGGCATGTCCGAACCGATGGTGCTGATTGGCCTGATGCGCGCGGTGCCCCATGCTCAAGTGACCATGGCCGTACATCATCCGGCCAGCCGTGGCGGGTGACATTGCCAACGTGGTCGAGGATGATGGCGTGCTTCTTACCTGGCGCTGGCCTGAGCACCCGGCCGACCTGCTGCAGGTATAGGCCGAGCGACTGAGTGGGCCTGAGCAAGATGGCGCATCCTGCTGCCGGTATGTCGAAGCCCTCGCTGACCACATCAACGGTCACGAGGATGCGGGTCTCACCAGTGGCGAATCGGCCGACTACGGCATCGCGGTCTGAAGTATTACCAAGTAATAATTCAGAGCTGATACCAACTGTTGCAAATGAGTCCCGAACCGAGACGGCATGGTTCACGTTGCAGCAGAACGCGATCGCCTGTTGATCGCCGGCCAGTGTTTGGTAGTGCTTGATTGCATCACCAGTCACCGTTGGTCGGGTCATGGCATCCGCGGCTTGGTCGATGGCGTAATCGCCGGCGCGGCGCTTCAGTCCAGACAGATCAGCAACCATGGGTGGTGCATAGATGCGGGCAGGTGACAGGTAGCCGGCTGATGTGAGCATCTGCACCGATGGACCCTCGATCAATGTGTCGAAGACGTTGCCGAGACCTTTGCCGTCAAGCCTGCATGGCGTGGCAGTGACGCCAATGCGCAGCACGCCTGGCCAGTGGTTGATGATGGCCTGCCAGCTGCCAGCTGCTGCATGGTGGGCTTCGTCAATGATGATCAGATCTGGTGGCTTGGTGATCTTCTGCAATCGGCGGATGAGCGTTTGCACCGATGCGACCTGAATTGATGCGTTTGCACCATCCATCCCGGCGGCGATGATGCCATGGGCCACGCCTGCATCGGTGAGCTTGCGGCTGGCTTGGGTGACCAGTTCACGGCGATGGACCAGAACCAGACCGCTGCGGCCTTTGGCTGCGGTTGCTGCAGCGATAGCTGAGAAGATCACGGTCTTGCCAGCGCCGGTTGGGGCAACCAGTAGGGGGGCCTGGGCGCCATTGCGGAACGCAGCGCGCAGATCGTTGATGGCCTGCTGCTGGTATGGGCGAAGGTTCAATGAGTTGCCGCGTATGCGCCGATGCTATACGATGTGGCCTGTTGCGCTACGCCATGGACAACGCCGCATATCACGCCCATCCAGCCGTGAGCAAAAGCCACCTCGATCTGGTGGCCAAAAGCCCGCTGCACTATTGGGCGCGCTACATAGATCCGAAGCGCGAGCTGCCTGACCCGACGCCAGCAATGCGGATCGGAACCGCGCTGCATACGCTGGTGCTTGAACAGGATCAATTCGAGGAGCGTTACATCACAGCGCCGCATGTGGATCGCCGCACCAAGGCCGGAAAGGAAGCGTGGGCCGAGTTTGAGGTTGAGGCTGGCGACCGTGAACTGATCGCGGCCGATGATCGCGCACAGATCAGCCGGATGGCCGAGGCTGTGTGGGCGCACCCTGCTGCTGCGGCTTTGCTGCACTGGGAGGGCAAAGCCGAGACCACCCACATGTGGACAGATCCGGCAACGGACCTGGCCTGCAAATGCCGACCGGACTGGCTGACCAATGATGGCCGGTTGATCGTTGACCTGAAGACAACCGAGGACGCCAGCCCGGCAGGATTCCGCAAGTCAATCGGGGCATTCAGGTATCACGTCCAAGCCAGCTGGTATCTGGACGGGGTGCAGGCTGCAACTGGCAAGCGACCTGAGCAATTCTTGTTTTTGTGTGTGGAGAAAAAGCCACCCTATGCCGTTGCTGTCTATGCTGCGGCGCCAGTGATTGTGACCATTGGCGCCGAAACTGCCGCACGCGACCTGGATGTGCTCGCCACCTGCAAGCAGGCTGGCGCGTGGCCCGGTTACAGCGACCAGATCGAACCGATCAGCCTCCCCGGCTGGATGATGCCGCGGCCAGATGGATCAATGGAACAACTACCTGAGATTGAGACCTACTGATGACTGACTCCACAGCACTAACCACCACCAGCTCTGGCTCGGTGTTCTCCGGGATCCAAGCATTTGAGGACGCCCAGCGGATTGCCAAGGCCCTGGCCAGCAGCACGTTGATCCCGCCGCAGTTTCAAGGGCAACAGGGATTCGCCAACTGCCTGGTCGCCTTGGAGATTGCGAACCGAATGCGGATGAGCCCGTTCCAGGTTATGCAGAACCTGCATATCATCCATGGCCGCCCTAGCTGGAGCAGCCAATTCATTATTGGTCTGATCAATGGCTGCGGCCGCTTCAGCCCGTTGAGGTACGAGGTGACCGGCCAGGGTGACACGTTGGCTTGCACCTGCGTCGCTACCGAACTGGCCAGTGGCAATGACCTCCGCGGCCCAACCGTCACCATGGTGATGGCCAAAAAGGAAGGCTGGAGCACCAAGTCGGGCAGCAAGTGGCTAACCCTCCCGGATTTGATGATTAGGTATAGAGCCGCGGCCTTCTGGGGCCGTCTCTACATCCCCGAACTGCTGGTGGGCATTCAGAGCCAGGAAGAGGTGGTTGATATCGAGCCGGTGACGGTCAAGTCTGAACCACCCAAGACCAGCCTGGATCAGCTCAATGCAACGATTGCACAACCTGCGGAGGTGATCGCCGATGACCTGTTCTGAGTTTTTGACTGACCTGCAACTGGCTGAGCGGTGGCACCTCCACCGCCAGACGTTGATCAGGTGGCGGTCCAGTAATACTGGGCCTGCTTTTACCAAGATCAACGGTCGCGTGCTCTATCCCCTGGCCGAGGTGGAGCAATACGAAAAGGCCAACACCATTACCCCTGACAATCAATGACTTTCAAAGCCAACGGCGCACTCTTCAAGAACACACCTGAGAAGCTGCAGGAGCGCTTCAAAGATCGTTACGATCCCAGCCGTAACTATCCGGCATTTGATGGCGTGTTCAGCATCAAGGAAGAGGACCGGATGGAGTTTGCGTCCTATGTGATGAACGCCAACCCGAACGATCGCGGTGAGATTCCGGTCAAGATCAGCGGATGGACCAAGCAAGCGGCCAGCGGCCAGAACTACCTCAGCCTTGCCTTCGAGCCTGACTACAAGACGATGAAGGCGATCGAGGAGAAGATGGTCGCCGCTGGTGCGGCTGACAGCCTGGCCAAGGCCACGGGTGGCGCTGTGGTTGAGATCACTGAGGCTGATTTGTTTTAGGGCTTCATCAGCAGCAGCTCTAGGCGGGCGATCTCATTGGTCGCCTGCTGGAGCAATGCCTGCTGAAGATTCCAGGCCCGGTAAAGCGATGCCGCAAGCGGCCCAACGTTTTCGGTGATCTCGAGGCGCCGGGCCATTATCTCGATCTTGAGCTGGTCTTCGGTCGCCACCTTGGGGATCATCCACTGTCCGAATTGTTCCACTTGCCAGGAGCAGATTGCTCCCATGATGCCGATGCAATGCCCGAAGTGCAGCCACGACCGCAACCGTGCGCCGTCCACGAATACCCAGTTGGCTGACCAAACGGTGCGCAAGCGCGTGTGTGAGGCGTGCGGAAATGTGTGGTTCACGGTGGAGGTGGCGGTCCCGAGCTATGCGATTGGCTGGCGTGCGTCGAATGGGAAGCCGGTGCTGCGCGTGCCGGTGGAGGTGCAAGCAGGGCATACGCGGATCGGCTTGAGCCATGAGGAGGCGAAGAATCAGGTGGCGCTGCTCCGGGAGGCAAACGAGCGGAAGTCGAGACAGGCAGACGCCCGGCACCGCGTAACGAAGTGTGACTGACCCGGTGGCGGAATGCGCCGCCTACGGTGTATAATTCGCGCACGGCCGACGAGGCCACCGCATCTCACCCATGATCAACAACCCCATCATCAACCGCATCGCAGTCATTGTGCTGCTGGCTTGCGTCTATGCCGCCGGCTATGACACCGCCAAGCAGCAAGCAGTCCAACATCCCGCCGCTCATCTGGAGGTGAAGCCATGACCACCCCCCGCCGCTTCTACTTCCAGATCAAAGCTGCCAACGTGATCGAATCGATCACGGCGCATAGCTTCACCGAAGCCAAGGCGATCGCCGCTCAGAGCTGGATGCCTTGGTGGAATGAACTCGAATGGCTCAACCCTGAAACCGTTACCGACCCAAACATCCATGCCTGAACCAATAGGAGCAATGCTGCCCTTCCAATGGGTTGAAGAACTGCCGGAAAGCAGGCACGGGGAAGGCGTCAGCCGGCCTCGACACGGCAACCGTACCCGCGAATATCGGCTTTTGGTTTTCAAGCCAGGTTCTCAGCCGATGACCTGGATCACTCGAGCCGAGAGCACGCGCCACGCAATCCGCTACGCCCAGGCCAGGTGGCCAGGTGCTGAGGTGGAGGTGACCCAATGAGTGACCATATCCGCGCCAAACTGGAGGCGCTCATCACTGATTCCAGCATGTTCAATGCTGGTCAACAGGATGAACGGTTGCGGCTTTGCCGACTGATCGACATCCGGCTCGAACAGCTTCACCAGCTGGGCAGCCATCCGCACATCTCGGCACGCCGGGAAGAACTGCTCAACATCCGCCAAGCATTACGGGACCACCGATGAACCGAGTCCAACAGGATCAGCAACGCGCCGACATGATGGACGCGCTCTATGCTGCCAGCGGCCGCACCTGCAACACCTACACGGGGCTGTGGGAAGAGTTTTGCCTTGATGTGGCGGCTAACTTCCGAGACACCAGCTACGCCGAGCTGCACGCCGCCTGCGTTACCGCGATCGGCGAGACCGAGAGCATCTTGGCCGAGAAGCACGCGCAGCAGTGCATCGCCGTCTGCCGCCGGCAGCTGCTTGGTGATCGGTGGGCATGATGGCCAACGCCAACGACCGCCGACCCAATGGCAAGGGGCGCAACTTCACGGTCAACGTGCGCATGAGCCGCGAGGAAATCGAGGCTGCTAGGCGCCTGGGGGATGGCAACATCTCGATGGGTCTGCGATGGGCCGTTCGCTATGCCACCGGCCGCAACATGCAACCGATCAAGCTGAGCACGATGCTGCGCTCTGCGGCCGTGCTTGCTTCTGAGCTGGAGGTGGCCAGCCATGGCTGATCCAGTCAATCCGGAGCACTACCGGCAGGGCGGAATTGAGTGCATTGACGCGATCGAGGCAGCTCTGACGCCAGAGGAGTTCCGGGGGTACTGCAAGGGCAACGCCATGAAATACATCTGGCGCATGAACCACCATGCCAAAGGCGGCCGAGAATCGCTTGCCAAGGCCCGGTGGTATGTGGACCGACTGCTTGGCAAACTGGAGTCATGACCGAACTGCTTGATCTGAATCTGCTGGAGCGGTTGGCTCTATGGGTGCTGGCTCGTAGCCCACGGACCAGCTTGGTGGTCGTCAAAGAGATGGGATCGCCGGCGATGTTTGTGGTAGTTGATCCGGCAGATGAGATGCTGGATTCGCTTGAGCCCACCAGCATGTTGCTGGAGCGGTTGTATCACGCGCCGAGTCACGGTGAACTCGAATGATCAGCTTGTACGGTGGCCGGCTGCTTCTGTTCTGCGATCGTGCCGACCGTACCTGGCACTGTCGGGTCAACCTTGGCCCAAAGGCTGAGCACCAGCTGGAGGCTGACACGGGCGCCATACGGCTGCAGGATGCACTGATCCGGGCGCAGTCGATCTATTCGGCAGCACTGACCAGGATCCGCCCAGCTGAGGCGCCGCGGATGTGTTGGGACTGTGTGCAATGGGAGGCAACGCGCAAACGCTGCAACCTTGAGTTTCCAGAGGCGCGCCAGAGTGGCGGCCGATTTGCGGCAAGATGTGAGCTATTCGTGCATGATCGGCCATGAGTGAGCCGGTGCTGGTCAGCCGCTTGGATCGCGATGGCGGATGGATTGAGACGCTCGAGCCAGCCGATGGCGGTGAGCTGTATTACCGCAGCTGCGCTGGTGGGATGTGCCGCTACTCGAGCGACCTATGGCAGGCCGAGCTGTATCTGGACCATCTGCTGGCGCGTTAGATCTCGCCAGCCAACCACTGAGCGATTGCCCATTCGCGAATAGCGGACCAGAAGTGCTGGGCGCGATACCAGTCGATCCAGTCCTTGTGCCCCTTCTGGCTGTTGCACATCAAGCAACAGGAGATCAGGTTCTCGCGGACCGTGAGCCCACCGTGGACCTTTGGGACCACATGGTCGAGCGTTGGGCTGCGGCCGAGCGGATCGTCGCAATATGCGCAGCGATAATTCCAGGCCAGGTGGATCTGATCGCGGGCTGATCGTCGGGTGACCAGCCGGGTCTCGTCAATGTGGTGCTGGTCCACTGAGATCCTCTGGGAGTGTGAACAGCTCGACGGAAAGGTCGAGGATGTCGGTCTCGTTACGGATAAACTCAGAGATTTGGCTATAAATGTCAGCGGGCAGCTGATCCGGGTCGGTGTCTGAGCGGACAACGACCTTCGCGGTGATCTCGACGATGTGAGCCCGCATGGGATGACCGCCGCTTGGCCAACGGTAACGGACGCGACCGGATCGCCTTTGGTGTGACGGATTGTGAACGGGCCACCTGCTCTCGGCGGAGTGCGCTGTCTGCGGTGTATAGTTCACACATCAACCGCAACCGACCGATGACCCGCATCCCTGCCGCTC